TCGCATCTGCTGTTCTGTTCTTGTCTTTACCGTCAATGATTTGAATACCAGAAAGCACAGCATGATAAACTGCTTTGTCTTTGCAGAACTTTTCAGCGGCATCGACCAACCATTCATTATCAACATCTGTTTTCTCTATACCATTCAAAAACTTCATTGAGTTTTGATAGTCTTCTTCAGAAATACTTTTACGATTGTCAATCTCAATAGCAATACTTTCGTTCGTTGGAATCGTTTTATATTTGAGAATATACTTTTGAATTTCTTCAAATACGATTCGCTCATAGAAAATCGAAAAGTATTCAGACTTCAGAAATGGAATAACCTTTCTTGAAAACTGTTCGTTCGTAATCAGGTTGTTAATTATAGTTTGTTCAATCGTTTGATTCATTAAAATGCCCGTCTTGCTCCTTGAAATATTCGTCGAGTTCTTCAACTAATACGTCACCTAAAACATTTTTGAATTCAGGTGTTTCTAACATACCTTTCTCATAACCATTGTCGTCAATGACAGTATAATCAAATGATAGTCTCGCTTGACCTTCTTCTTCATTGATAGTTATCTTACCATAATGAAAGACGACACCGCTATACGTTCCTTGATGTAGAACAATATAATTTTGATCGTCATCTTTTCTTTTTACATAACGATATTCTTGTTTCAATCTCTCCACCCTTGTCCTTTTAATAAATGTTGCGTTCGGTGTTTTAGAATTTCGTAAACAAGTCCTAGTAACGAAGTCGATGTATAAGCACCTTTCTCAGAATAAAAAACCCACCTATCATACTTACTCATCCGTTACCTCTTCATTATCTTCTTCAACATATTCATTGCCATATAGAAATTCTTTCTTAGCACATTCTTGTAGAACTTCCATTACTTCTTTTGTAAAATATGTTTCTGGATTCGTGTTGATAGTTTTACCAAAAACTTTTTCACCGGTCGGTAACTCATATCTTGTAGATACTTTTTTGAATACGCTGTATTTTTCTGCAAGGTCAAGCAAACCATAATACTTATCAAGACCTCTGCTATATGACAAGCGAACATCAACCATTTTGTTTTCCATAGTCAATCTTGACTTATAGTTTTTACAGTGAATGATATTACCAACAACCTCTGTGCCATCCTTTTCTTTTTTCTTTGAAAGAAATATAATTGACGATGCTGAATATTTCAAACCAGTACCACCTGACATTTCTTTTGTTGGAAACATTGAACCCATAGAATCATAGGTATGATTTGTGATAACCAGCGGAACGCCTGCTTTACCAAGTTTCAATGTCAATACACGAAAAGTTGCTTTGATTAGTTGTGCTCTTGTCATGTCTCTTGTTTCTTTACCATCAGCAGTATCTTCAATTTCTTTTGTTGTCGATAACATACCAAGTGAATCAAGAACCATCATCATAGGTTTCTTTTCTTTGTTCTCAATATAGTTGTCAAGAACTTTTAGAGTTTGTGTTCTAAATTCTTGAACAGTGGTTACTGGTAAAACAACCATGCGCCTTGAATCAATACCACGACTCTCAATCATCTGTTTTGTGATAGCAGACTCAGACTCAAAATATAAAACACCAGCATCTGGATTTGAATCTAAAAAGTTCTTGACCATTCCCAAAACAAAATACGTTTTTCCAGTTGCAGACTCACCTGCCAGAGCAGTAATTTTGTTAGCAGGTAATCCACCATACAAAGAACCAGATAACAAAGCATTAAAAATGTAAGAACCCGTATCAATAAAATTGTCTACATCACCTGCCTCTACACCTTCTGAAACCAACGCCGCATATTCATTGCCGGTTTGTTTAATCACATCTTTTAGAAAATCCATTCCTACTCCTTTTTATTCTCAGAAATATTTTTATCGAAACCATCTGGATAACGATTTGTCAATTTACCAATGTTCCTTTGTAAAACTTCTTCAAGTGAAACATCCAATGACATACAACAAACAGCAACATACCACATCACGTCACCGAGTTCTTTGATAAGTTTGTCACGATTTTCTTCGTTGTATTCTTTACCTTGAAAGTAAATCTTTTTTGCAATGTCACCGAACTCACCTGCTTCCGAATTCAAACCAATCGTGCCTGTTAGCAATCTTGGAACATCCACACCTTTGTAAGATAGTTCTTTGATTCTTGTTTCAAACGTGCCATAATTTTTCGACGCATCACTTGTAACCGAGTCAACGAACTCCAAATATTCTTCTGTAATCTTTTTCATATTCTAATTATACCTCTATATTCAAAAAAAGTAAAGTGTTATTTTAGGAAAAGAAATCATCCAGTGTCGCACGACCTGAAATATCCCAGTCAATCTTTTCAGTGATAAACTGTAAAGGATCAAGAAAAGATTTCTGAAATTGAACATCGTAATTTATGTATTGCTTCACATCAAATTCTTTTGGGAACTTTGTTATGAATGAAATGATCGGTGTTTGCAATGGATTCGGTGTTCTAAGTTCAACATACTTTATCTTGTCACCTTCTTGAATCAAAGGATACTTGTTTGTAAGTTTGTTTTTGATCATATGATGATTATACATCAAAGCACCTTTGACATGCATCGGCGCACCTTTTCGATAAACTTCATTGACCATAGGATTCTTTTGATTTTCTTTGCGAGTGTCATCTGACCACTTATCTAAACCATTGACTGATCTTGGAAAAGATATACCTTCAATCGGAAGGTTGTTGAATTCATTTCTAAAATCTTCAACGAATTCTTTTAGAACTTTCTCGTCACCTGCCATGATAAGTTTCAATGCTTCTTTGATTTTTACACGACAAGCAGAAGGTGTTGAAGACTTGACTGCTTCAATACCCATAATTTTTAGAGTTGGTTCTTTGTATCGAACACCTTCAACGTCCCATGCATTTAGAATGTATCGTTTCTTTGCAGTCCAGATACCTTTGTCTGCAATCACTTCTCGCTTCATCTGCATTTTTTGATCATAAGCATTCATGTAATCTGCAAGTTCTTGATAAGACTTATCAATGAATGGTTCGATCTTTTCTTTTGCAATCTTGTCAAGAAAGTTTACAATCTTGATAGTGTCATCTTGATTTTTGAAAACGCTGTCAACCAACTCATCGAATCGAATGTAAATTGAATCCGTATCTGAAGCAATCACGTAATCACGATTATCAGTTTTCAAAACAGAATTCAGATAACCATTGACTTTGTTTTCGATCCAACGAATCGACAACTGACCAGAAGTTGTAATTGCTTCTGCAATACGTAAATCATAAAAACGAAAATACTGATTACCGATAGCACCATAAGCAGAGTTCAGTGAAATCTTTTTCGCCATCTGAATATTATCGTATCTCGAAATATCTTTTAGAAACTTTGGGTTCTTTGTGTCTTCATAGTTTTGTTTTGCTTCGAGCATTTTCTTTTTGTATATCACACGATCATTGTACAACTCTTGCATAATTTCAGGTAAGAAACCCTGAAAGTTTTTGTTGTAGAAAGTTCCATTCGGTGCAACCGTCAAATTCATTTTTTGAAGTTCATCAGTAATTTGAATCTCACCTTTAAGGAATTTATCAACTGATAGATTTTTATCATGATTATTCAAAAGAGTTTCTGTCGATAAATTGTATTGCATAATCAAATGTGGATACAGTGAATTCAAATCAAAACTCATAACCCATTTGTGATAACCAACTTGCGGTTCTTTTACATACGCACCTTCATATGCTTCTGTCTTTTCACTTGAATGCATTTTTTGTGGTATGATAATTTTCTTTTTCAACAAATAATTATAGATTAGAATATCCCAGTATTTTACAGAAGTCATTGAATCTTGATAATTGACTTTCGCTTCATACGCCATAGTCAAAGCAAGTTCAATCAGTTTCATCTTGTCTTCAAGTTTATCTACGATTTCAACGTCCTGAATGTTATAATCAATAAACGATTGATAATCATTTGTATACCATTCACGGAAAGTCTCGTACGGATTGTCATCTTTTCTTTCACCAAGTTCAACAAACGCAATGTGATCTAACTTGTAAGACTCTTGATTTGTGTAAGTAAATTTTCTGTATAGATCCAGAAAGTCAAGATTTGTAACGCCGAAAATATCAAAGAGAGTATAATTCTTGCCCATTCTAAACAACTTTTTAGATTTTACAATTCCCCACGGAGAAAGTTTATTGAGTTGTTTTTCATCAAGGACTCTCAGTATACGATTACAAATATAAGGTATATCGAAGAACTCGCTGTTCCAACCAGTCACGATGTCTGGATGAAATTGTTGCCAGAAAGATATGAACTGTTCAAGTAAATCTTTTTCATCTTTACAATGAAGGTATAACACATTGTCTTGTTTAGTTTCATAATCATATAAACCAAAAACTACAATCTGTTTACTTTGATGATTCTTTACGGTGATTGAAAGCATTTCCTCAGTTGCGTTTTGCGGATCGGGAAACCCATTCTCACAAGCAACCTCAATATCAATTGTAAAGATTAAAATTTCGGATGGATCAAATTCAATCTGTTCGCTGTAATTTTCAGATATCCATGCGTAAGCATAGTTTGTCAAACCATAAACTAAATGCTTTTGTTTAGTTTCTGCATAAGTGTCAACGAAATCTGAGGCATCTGCCATTGTTTCGAACTTACGAGGAACCAATGGTTTTCCCTGAAGAGTTTTGAACTCACTTTTATCATTCGCCGATTGCGAAATAAACAAAGTTGGTTGATACTTCAATCGACGCTTTTGCCGTTGACCATCAATCACTTCACGAATCAGTAGGTTACTACCATACCTAATAACACTTGTATAGAAACTCATTATAATAATTATATCACGTAATAGAAAAAAAGTAAAGTTGTTTTATGTCAAAGGTATTCTGTCAGAATATGAACTGTTCAATGTTGACAGCATATCTTTTGCGTGACTCATTTTTTGCAACTCTGAATCAACCGCTGCAACGATGTCTGGATGTTCACCGATGCCAACTGAATTGTTTAGATAAACATTTATGTTTGCTTTTGCCGAAGCAATATCTGCTTCATATTTTAATCTTAATGCTTGTAATATTTGTGTGTTCATAATATACCTCTATTATAAAATGCCTCATTGCGAGGCATTATCATTATTTTTTTTGCTTCCAATATCATATTTGGTTCTTAGTTCCCATTCACTTTTTTCTCTGTGAGAAATAATTTTGATTTGATTAATTGGTACAGTTTGCTTTTCGCTTTTATCTAAGATAGTAAGCAATCCCCAATCCTGTAAAAGTTCAGCAATTTTATTCCTTCTTGGAATATCATTCTCTGAAAAATTAACAGGTTTGCCATCTAATAAAAACAATTCTTTGAAATGAACGATGAAGTATTTACCTTGCTTATGCAAAATATGACAGGATTGGTATAGGACTTTTTCTTTTCTTGAAGAAACACCAATGCGAGAAAGTGTTTCACGAACCTTTAGAAAATCATCTGGTTCTTGAAGTGTTACCTCAAGCATCCCCTCCATTTTTTCGTCTGTCATTACTCTTCCCACCTTTATAAAGTTTTTGTTTTATGTAGGATAGTTGATCTTGATTTAGAATTGACAGTGCGGATAACGCTTTTTCATTACTATACCCATAATATTCTTTTACCAAGTCTAAGTTTTTATCCTTATCTTTTTTCATCCACGGACTATATCTCTTCCGTGATCTAAGAATATTTATAAAAAAGTCATATTGCATTTTGTTATCAATGTGACTTCGAATATTCATCTCATTGACGAACATAATTGTATCGGTGAAAGGTGACAAACATTTATTTACAATAAACGCCGGATATTTCTTTTCCCACATCTCATCGTCACCTTCCATCAAGTTTTCTTTTGTTGAATTGATTGAATTCAAATAATCTTTTAGATCATAACTCATAATACACCTTTTATAAACCAGTTGTATATTCCAACGATATCTACAATACCAAACAGAACATTATGAACGAACAATGGTCTGTCATTGATAATGTAAGATATCGAACCCATAATTATGTGACCAGTGAAAAACAAAAAGAAAGCGTATCTACTAAATTCTAAGTTCAAAGAAAATAAGATGGCACCACCTAACATAAAGTAGGTGTATGACCATCTCCATTGTGAATTTAGTAAATCCTTTTCTTTCATTTGAATTTTACCTGACCCATAATTTCTGTCAAACAAGCAAGCATGTTGATTTCTTGATCAGCAACGAACGCAGACTTATATTGATAATCTGCAATCGCAAGAATCATATATGGCACTGTGTTTGGTTGTAACTGAACATACAACTCATCATAGATTTTACGAAAGATTCTTGTTGGATCATTGTCAAGATTTTTCACAACCCACTTGCGAATACTACCGAAATCACTTTCTCTAAGAAACGAAACGAGTTCTTTCATAGACTCGTCGCTGATTATGGATAGTAAACCAGTATCAATTGAACCGGATGCAGAATATCTTTGCAACTCATTCAAAACTCTTCGCCAATCTGGAAAGAATTTCTCAATCAGTTTTGCTACAACTTTTGGATCGTTTTGTACATTCTCTTCTTTCAAAATGTTTAGAACTCTTTTGAAAAATGTACCGGCGAGTTTTTGTTTATCTTCTTTTGATATACGAAACTCGATTGTAGAAAATCTGCTATGCAATGGTTCAATGATTCTGTTCTTGAAATTGCAAGTTAATATGAAACCGCAATTCTTATGAAACTCCTCAATGAAACCACGCATAGCAGGTTGTGTTGATTGTGGGTTTAGATAATCTGCTTCGTCAATGATGACAAACTTTCGATTGCCATCCATTGATACCGTTGAAGCAAAGTTTTTGATCTTGTGTCTAAGCGTGTCAATACCAGACTCTTCTGAACCATTGATCATCATATAGGTGCAACCGATTTGATTCAGCATTGCTTTCGCAACGGTTGTTTTACCTATACCGGGACCACCCGATAGCAGAAGGTTTGGTATTTGCTTGTCATCAACAAATTGTTGAAAGGTAGATTTTATACTGTCAGGTAAAATACAATCCTCTATTGTTTGCGGTC